CGAAAATCAGGTTTTTCGTCAGTTCTGAGAACGTGTCTTCATATCCTGGATTAAATGTATGCTGCACTTGTGAACAGTTAATATTGCCAATATGTATCTGCTTGTAGCTTTCAACAGATTTATTGTGTGCTGAAAGTAGTGTGGCTATATACGTTCTTATTGTGCACTTTAGCTGTTTGATAATTGGTACACTATCTTTCAGAAAACACAAACCGCCCTCGCAGACAACTTGCTTGCCAATCTCGCCACTATCAGTCATGTATGGTGATATCGTCAGTACTCTGCCATCGAATATCAGACTTTCCTTGTCGTAAACCTTTATCAACGATGTCAGTTCCTTTAAATCGGAGTAGTAGCTGTTGTCGGGATATATGTTGAACGTAAATGTGTCAATAGCGTTTATTTCTTTGGCGATGGTTCCTGTCAGCTTGTTGGTTCTGACAGAACCAGTTTCGTGAAGCGTCTTTGCATCATCGAGTGTAACTAACATAGTATTTCCTCCACCAGTTCGATTTCAAGTGAACCAGATCCGTATAGAGCTAAGACATTTGTGCCAGGTTTGACGACGAAATTTTGCATTCTAAACGTTGATTCAGTTTCTTTGTATAGGTTTTCTGTGAGGGTATGACCGTTGAGATCAAGCATTGTCAATCCTCGTTTGTCCTTATCGTTAGCATTTTTGTGATACCTTAAGCTCGGAACTATGTCATCTTTGGCATAAGAATAGAAGTATAGTACCCCCGGTTGGGAATGATAGCCGTCTTTGTGTGCTATGCAGGAGAGAGGCATTTGATTGAGGCAATCATCATCGAATGAAAAAGTGTCCCACGCTGTGTCTGCAAAGTCGTCAGAGACCTTATATGGTGCTACATCGAATGTGACCTCGAGAGTAGCTGTTATGTCATCTTCACCA